TTGATTAATTGTACCAACCAATCGCGTAACGATAACTTTATCTTCCTTAATTTCAGGATTAACTTGAATCTGACATTGTGGGCAAATTACGCCATCCTGACTAACATCAGCAAGTCCAACATTAGTTGGGTCATATTCATCTTCTTCTTGCAACCTGATACCCATTGCTTGGCTTAATGTAGCTTCATCAAAAGCCATACCACAAATTGGGCAGTATTGGTTCTGTACGGTTTCCTCTACATCATCATATTGACTAACCGGAACTGTACCATACTTTTCATCTTCATCAGTATAGTTGTATGCCGCGACCATACCCTGTGTACAATAAACGAATAAAGCTTTTACCCAAAGCAATCGCGCATCAATATGTTCATATACTAATTCAGCAATCTTGGTTCCACCCCTAGCGGTAGTAACGTCAGAAGTGTTGTCAGCATCATCTGGTTTGCATCTAACTGGTGGAACGGTAGCTGATAAGGTCGCAATAATTGATTCGAGATAGGCACGAAATACGTTGATTTGCTTATCGTAGTAATCACCATCTAACCCACCATCAGAATTATCATAAACACGCCAGTCATGGTTTACCTCGGACCACCAAATCTTAGTGAAACCAGCCCAATAATATTCGAGCTTTTTCCATAATCTAATCTGGCGCTCACGAACAGACTGTTCCTCTTTATCGAATTGGTCGATAAGTTGTTTGAGGGCAATCTGTATATCTTCCGGCGTCTCTTTCATACTATCTAAGTCCTAACATCTGATAAAAACTCAGATTGGGTGAAGATGCCATGTTTCCGTATGGGCTGTTCTGGTTCATATTATTCATACCACCGCCCATACCACCACTCATGATAGAACCATATGGACTTGTTGGTGTATCAGCTTGTAACCCACCAGCTCCAAATAATGATTGTAGTAATCCCATGTTACCACCACCATTCATTCCACCCATCATAGGACCAACATCATTTCTAATATTACCTAATGGTGCCGCGCGCCCAAACATTTGTCCCATTGGATTTGGTTTACTAAAACCACCAATACCTTGACTTGGAGCCATTCCAATAGAACCAGGCATTTGTGTTGGTGCTGACATCATTTGTGGCATTGTTTCTGGTGCCATTTTACCGCCACCAGTCCAATTACCACTTGGCTTACCAAATGATGCTTTACCAGACATCGGATTAGAATTGTATGAAAACATAATGTTATCCTAATAACTCCTGCTCTAATTCTTCCGTACTTTTACCAGCATCCATTTTCATTTCTGCTTGAATATTACGCTGTCTAACTAATTCTAAATCACGTTTTTCTAATTCACGTTGCTTAGTATGCCATGGAACACTAGAACGTAATGGCTGTGGTTCTTCTCTATTATCAATTGATTCATTAACTTTGTTTAGCATCAAAATGTAATCAAGCAATTTATTCTTTTCCGCGCGTTCCTTCTCAAGTTCTAATCGTAACAACTCAAGTTGCTCATTGCGCGTTACAAAACGATTATCAAAGAAACGGATAACAGCTTCTTTAAAGCTATCGAACATATCTATTATTGCTTCTTTGAGAGAATAATCAATTGAGTCGCGCACGATGGAACCTCTTAACAGGTTTAATCATTTCATCAATTTCAATCTTACGCGCATTGCGATAAAATGCTGTCATGTCACCTGTTTTAGCTAAATCATTTACAATTTGTTCTGTTCGTGCTAATCTCTTTTGTTCCCCTTCTGCTAATCCGAAAAATGCGTCGGCTGCGTGAATTAACATACGAAGCATATCGTATGGATCATCACCAGGAAATTCTGCTACATCTTCCTTTTTCTTCCCAGATGTAGCTGACTTCTCATATACACATGACTTGATAGCATCACATATAACGCGCACTTCAGGGTTATTAAAGAACTGCAATCTCGGTAAATTAGTTTCATCTTCGGGTGGTTGAAATGATTTTAAATAATCATTATACATCTGTTGTCCACCATTCCTTAACAGATGCATAGCATGTTCATGGCTATAATGTTTCTGGTCTAACTGAACGTGAATCTTTGGTTTCCATCTCAAAAATTCATGTAATAATAACTTACCACCAATACGATCACGCTCACCTAATCGAACAGATTCACCTAATGCTTCATTAACTTGTTCCAGAATCGTATGAGGATCTCCACGATTCTGTGACGCGCTATGACAAATAATGATATCAGACGGCTTATCACGTTCAACCCAATACTTTACTTTAGGTGCCCATTCCTCAATTTTCTCACCTAAGAACATCTGATGCCTATATACATAAAGACGTTTATCAGGTGAAATAGCACCCCAACCAACAGAACACATTGCACTAAATCCCCAATCAATAGCCATAATACGCGGCCACCAACTTGGAATATTAAATTCATCTATGATATGAAGTGCATTATCTGGTTCCGATGGATAATGCTTATCACGAAACTCATCAAATACTTGCCCTTCATACGCGGTCCAATCTCCACCTTTCTTCGCTTTTCTTTCCGCTTCAGGTAGAGCATCTAATTCATCCTTATACTGCTGACTGATATGAGGATTATCATCAATGGTGGCTGGAATATAAATACGCTTGATACCACCATTACCACGAATAATCTTACCACCATCAGGATAAGGTTTAATGAAACGCTTAAACACGAATGGATGACCAATGTTACCAGGATTAGATGCAGAGCGCGCAATCATTGGTAAGTCGTACTTAAGATTTTCATTAACTCGAACGCGCTCGATTGTAATGTATAAATAAATCCATTCAGTGAATGATGTTAACTCATCAAATGCAGCATAGTTAGGCTGCATGGAATCATAATTATGAACATCAGTCTCATGCTCACAATGCCCCATGAAGTATAATGCACCAGATGGGAATGTGAATAAACCATCCTTAGCATTAAACTTACCACCAAAATGTCTGAAGTAATCACGAGCGCGCGGTATAATCTCATTTCTTAACTCAGGCATCGTTCTTCGTAAGAACAAGCCTTTGAACTGTGGATGCTTATGCCAGCCATGTACTATTGGATACATCAATAATACGTCTGACTTACCAGCACCCACAGCTCCGGCATAGAAACCTTCCTTTACTGATAATGGTACTGAAAGGAATCTCTCTTGTTTGAGAGTTGGGCGCCATACCAACTCTCCTGAATCACTCTTAATTAACATCTTCCGTTTTAATCTCGGGCTTTAAGCTGTTAAGAACTTCAACCAATCCATCAACAATCTTTGTTACACCAGAAGTAAATAAAACTGGTTGGTCAATTCGCTTTCCTGCCAATAAGTCACTTTTGAGAATAATTTGTGTAGCTGCGGGTACAGCCGCGCGCAACTTATCAGCACCAGAAATACCAAGTGTTTGTCCAAAAAGTTCAACTGATACAATAACATCAGTAATACGTTCTAATGTATCAGCAACTCTACCAACAATACCAGCCTGATTAGGAAATAATGGACCAATTCCAGTAATAATCTGTGTTCCCTTGAGTAGAATCTGTCCGAGCTTCTTTAAAAATCCCATTACATTAAACTCCCCTGAATAATGTTAGCTGCCATTGTATCACTCCTACCATTTAGCCGAAATGATTGACCAGTATTAAGAGTACGTTCATCAATCATGTTATGAGTAATGATGTTGAATATCTTAATGTGGCATTTGGCGCGCGCTTTTAAGTTCACAAACTCACGAATACCCATTGGTAACGTAAGGAAGGAGTTACCGCGCACCACTCCATAATTCTTATTTACACCACGTCCAGTTGAACCTTCCCAAAATGCATCAGCTTCTAATGGATGTGGACGTAATTGGTCACCCTCTCTATCATTAACCGGCGTCCAATTTTCAACACCAACTGGAATTAACTTATCAATATCACGAACAGCTTCCATAATTGGATTAATTCCCTGTACTTCCCATAAATTAGCAGGTCTGTTATATGGTGGACCAGTAACTTTACCCGTAACACCTGCTGCGTTGTGGAGAACAAAGAATGATGCGCCCATCATATGAGTAAGCGCGCGCATCGCTGCTAATTGTAATACATTTCTATTATCACCTCCGGCTGACGCCAACGGACCTGGTCCTTCATTACTAGAACTAATATAATTAACAGTTGAAAAATCATATGCCTGACGAACTTGACGCCACTTATAGTCACCATCGCCACGATCAGTATGCTTAACCCACAGATTAGAGTGGGTCATGATATCTTCAATGCTGTTGGCGGAAGGAGCAATTAATTTAACACCAGATGTTTTGAGAATCTGGCACATCGCATTGACTTGACTCTCACTAGCCTTATTTAATCTAGTATATTCATTAACAGCTTCTAAAGCAATCACAGCATCTAATCGTGTCTGTACAACTTCTTTAACTTTGTTAGCAACGGATAGATGATTGGCGTTAGCCCCACCAATACATGTTACTTGAGTACGAATACCATATGTATCCCAAGCCCAATCAATTAATCCAGCTAAGTTAGATTGATAGTTTGGAGCATTAGGATTAATTTCTTGACCAGTCCAATCAACTTCCCCGAGAATGCGAATATAATCCCAACCGTATCCAGCTAACCATGCAATGTTATCCTGTAATCGCGCGCGATCAAATTCCCATCCCCATAATGCCCAAAATAAAGTCTGACCTAATGGATGAAATATTCCGGTATCATCTCTTACCGTTCTACTAACATGCTGACGAACTTGACCTTCTCTATGACTAACCGGTAATGATTCTAACTCAATCGCATCTAATTCAGTATCTGTTAATGGAAGTGGAATATCAATTCCATCTACACGAATCCTATCAACAAATGCTATGTAACCTTCTGCAGTA